GCCCGTACATGGCGGCGGCAGACGCCCGCACAGGCCGACTTCGAAACTGACCTCACGAATTCGCAACAACCAGAAGGAGTGCATCGTGAGTGTCAAACATCTGAATCAAGGCCAACTGGCCGAACGCTGGGGAGTCAGCGAAGCCACGCTTGAGCGCTGGCGTTCCGAGGGAATCGGCCCGGTATTTTTGAAGCTGCAAGGCCGCGTCGCGTATCGCATCGAGGACATCGAAGCCTACGAGGCCGAGAGCCTGCGCAAGAGCACCTCCGAGCGGGTCAATGCGGGAGGTGCACTGTGAACCGCATCTCCCCCGACGAAGTCCTGGCCACCCCGGCCAGCGAACTGGCTGCGCTTGCCAGCGAATCGCTGTTCCAACTCAAGAGCGACGCCGCTGATCTCCTGGTTGCTGCCAAGGCGATCGTCGAGCACGTCGATCGCGCACTGGACCTCAAGTACGCCGACCGCGCCCATCAGCTGCGCCTGGCTGCAGGCAAGGACACCGGCGTCGTCCATTTTGACGACGGGCACGTCCGCATCACTGCCGATCTGCCCAAGAAAGTCGACTGGGATCAGAAGCGGCTTGCCGAGATCACCCAGCGCATCGCCGCCAACGGTGACGACCCGTCCGAGTACGTGGAGATCAGCTATCGGATCTCGGAAACCAAGTTCAACGCGTGGCCCGAGTCGCTCAAGAGCGCCTTCGCTCCGGCACGCACCCTCAAGACCGGCAAGCCGGGCTTTCGTCTCGCTCTGCTTCAGGAGTAATCGCCATGAAAACCAAACCTACGCTGCTCGAACTGCTGCGCAAGCAGCCGGAAATGTATCTCCGAGATCTGCCGGACAACATCCGCATCCCGGCACTGGACGGCAATCGCCCCGACGAAGTCGTGCGTCGCCTCGAAGACGCCACCATCGATGACTTGGCATTTGCGATTCAGGGCATGGAGTCGGAATCCCGTCTGATCCATCGCCGTCTGAGCGGCCTGCGCGATCTGTACGAAATGGCCCGCAAGCGCGGCGCACTCGGCGTGACCACCGTCGCTGACGCGTTCGCCAACATCAGCACCGAGGAGGCCGGCAAATGAGCCTCCCCATCATTACTGCAGACCAGCGCCTGGCCGAGCGCCGTGGCGTGAAAGGCGTGCTCGTCGGCAAGAGCGGCATCGGCAAGACGTCACAGCTCTGGACGCTGAAACCCACGGCCACGCTGTTCTTCGACCTTGAAGCTGGAGATCTGGCTGTCGAGGGCTGGGCGGGCGACACGATCCGTCCGCGCACCTGGCAGGAGTGTCGTGACTTCGCGGTGTACATCGGCGGGCCGAATCCGGCGCTGCGCGACGACCAGCCGTTCAGCCAAGCCCACTTCGATGCCGTGTGCGCGCGCTTCGGCGATCCGGCCGTGCTGAACAAGTACGACACCGTGTTCGTCGACTCCATCACCGTGGCCGGACGCCTGTGCCTGCAATGGTGCAAAGGCCAACCCCAGGCCTACTCCGAGAAGACCGGCAAACCCGACAGCCGGGGTGCATACGGGTTGATGGGCCAGGAAATGATTGGCTGGCTGACCCACCTGCAGCACACGCGCGGCAAGAACGTCTGGTTCGTCGGCATCCTCGATGAGCGGCTGGACGATTTCAATCGCCGCGTGTTCTCGCTACAGATCGACGGCTCCAAAACGGGCCTGGAACTGCCAGGCATCGTCGACGAGGTCGTCACCCTGGCCGAACTGAAGGCCGATGACGGCGCCAGCTACCGCGCATTCGTCTGCCACACGCTGAACGCATGGGGTTACCCCGCCAAGGACCGCTCCGGGCGGCTCGATCCGATCGAAGAACCGCATCTCGGCCGCCTGATGGAAAAGATCGCCGGCCCTGCCAGGCCCGCTACCGAGCGGCTCGATTTCGCGCGGCCTGCACCCGCTGCCGCGCCTGTCCCTAACACCGAATCCACTTCCACTCAGGAGTCCTGATCATGACCTACTTCGATTTCAATTCCGCTTCCGAACAGACCTCTTTCGACCTGATCCCCAAAGGCGCGCTGGTGCGTGTCCGCATGACCATCAAGCCGGGTGGCTTCGATGATCCGTCGCAGGGATGGACGGGCGGCTACGCCACCCGCAACGACAACACCGGCTCGGTGTACCTGAACTGCGAGTTCGTCGTGATGGAGGGTGAATTCGCCCGTCGCAAGATGTGGTCGCTGATCGGCCTGCACAGCCCGAAAGGCCCTGAGTGGGCCAACATGGGCCGCACCTTCGTCAAGGCGATCCTCAACTCAGCGCGCGGCGTTCATCCTGGCGACAACAGTCCTGCCGCGCAGAACGCGCGCCGCATCAGCGGGTTTGCCGATCTCGATGGCATCGAGTTTCTCGGCAAGGTCGACTGGGACAAAGACCAGAACGGCCAAGACAAGAGCGTGATCAAGGCTGCGATCACGCCAGACCACAAGGACTACGCCGCCCTCATGGGTGGCGCGCAGGGAGCGGCGAAAGCGCCAGCACCGGCAAACGGGTCGAACGCGTATGCCCAGGCCACGGGCCGTGCCTCCGTGCCGGGTCGCCCGAGCTGGGCACAGTAAGGGGACGCCGCCATGATGCTCCGCCCCCGCCAAGCCCTGCTGGTCGAGCGCTCTTTGGCGGCGCTAGCCCAACACGGCAACACCCTATCTGTTGGCCCCACCGGGTCGGGCAAGACCATCATGCTGTCGGCGGTGGCCGGCAGCTTGTTGGCCGAGCCAGATGCCAAGGCCTGCATCCTTGCTCATCGCGATGAACTGACCGGCCAGAATCTATCCAAGTTTGCACGGGTGAATCCGGGCGTCAGCACCTCCGTGTTCGATGCCAAGGACAAATCCTGGTCCGGGCGCGCCACGTTCGCGATGGTGCAAACGCTGTCGCGCGACAACCATCTCGCTGCCATCCCGATCCTCGATCTGCTGGTGATCGATGAAGCGCATCACGCAGCCTCGGCCTCGTACCGCCGCGTAATCGACCGGGTGCTGGACAAGAACTCGCGCGCCCAGATCTTCGGGGTGACGGCGACGCCTGCCCGCAGTGACGGCAAGGGACTGCGGGAGGTCTTCAGCAACGTCGCGGATCAAATCACCCTCGGCGAGCTGATCGCCTCCGGCCACCTCGTGCCGCCACGCACCTTTGTCATCGATGTCGGCGCCCAGGAGCAGTTGACGCGGGTCCGGCGCACGGCCACTGACTTCGACATGACGGAAGTCGAGGCGATTCTCAACAAGACTCCCATCACCGATGCCGTGATCCGTCATTGGCGTGAGAAGGCCGGCGACCGCAAGACGATCGTGTTCTGCTCGACCGTCGCCCATGCCGAATGTGTGCGCTGGGCCTTTCAGGATGCCGGTGTATCCGCCGTGATCGTGCACGGAGAGCTCTCAGAATCTGAGCGAAAGACACGCCTGGCCGAGTACGAATCCGGTACCGCGCAGGTCGTGGTCAATGTGGCTGTGCTCACGGAGGGCTACGACTTCACGCCTACCTCCTGCGTGGTTCTGCTGCGACCCAGCTCGCACAAGTCTACCCTGACCCAGATGATCGGGCGCGGCCTGCGCACCATCGATCCTATCGAGCATCCCGGCGTCATCAAGACCGACTGCGTGGTGTTGGACTTCGGCACCGCTACCTTGATGCACGGTTCCTTGGAGCAGGACGTCAACCTCGACGGGCACCAGCATCACGGGGAAGCGCCGACCAAGGACTGCCCGTCCTGTGAAGCCACCGTCCCGCTCGGCTGCCGCGAATGCCCGCTGTGCGGATTCGTCTGGGAGAACGAGACCACCGAGGAAGGTGATGCACTGGCCGATTTCGTGATGACCGAGATCGATCTTCTCAAGCGCTCCAACTTCCGTTGGTGCGACCTGTTCGGCTGCGACGACGCATTGATGGCCACCGGCTTCAATGCCTGGGGTGGCGTGTTCTTCCTGAATGGACGCTGGCACGCCGTGGGCGGTGGCAAGGATCTGCAGCCACGCTTGCTGGCCGTCGGCGACCGCACCGTCTGCATGGCCAAGGCCGATGACTGGCTGAATGACCGCGAGTCGGCAGACTCCGCGCACAAGACCCGACGTTGGCTGAACGAACCGCCGACCGCGAAGCAACTGCAGTATCTGCCGCAGGCGTTGCGCGCCGACTTCGGCATGACGCGCTATCAGGCCTCGGCGATGCTGTCCTTCCAGTTCAACAAGTCGTCGATTCAGCGCCTTGTGGTGGCTGCCAACGATGCCCACCGGGAGGCCGCGTGAAATGTGCAGTCTGCTCCCGCAAGGCCAAGGGCTTCGGCTACTTCAATCCACGCCTGCCGCGCAGCGACCCACGCCGTTACTCGAATCGCTGGGTGTTCTGCTCCATGCGCTGCCAGAACGCGTTTTCACGGCTCATGGAAAAGACGGGAGGTCACATGATCGACCCGAGTGATATGGAACTGGCCGCCATGGCGTCCTGCCTGGCCCCGCTGGGTGAGTACGTGGGCTCCATCGGCATGCAGCGACCGTTGGCGGACTACAGCAAAGACGAAGTGCTGATGCTGATCGACGTGGTGGTGACCGCCTACCAGGAACACATGCTCGTCGAGCACGAGCGGATGGCGGAGAAGGACCGCGCTTTTCTTGAGGAGCGACTCGCCCGCCAGGGTAAGCCTGCTTCGACGGGGGTGCCGTTCTGATGCTGGACTTCAATCACCGCCCCAAGATCCATGAGCAGATCGGCGCGCTCATCGACGCCGCACTGAGCGCCGAACGCGACAACCAACCCCGGCGCAACTATCTCGGTGCGTCTCGCTTGGGCGTTGCCTGCGAACGTGCACTGCAATACGAGTATCTGCAGACACCGGTCGATCCTGGCCGGGACATGCCAGGTCGCGTTCTGCGTGTCTTCGAAGTGGGCCATGTCCTCGAAGAGTTGGCCATCCGCTGGCTGCGCATGGCCGGATTCGATCTGTACACGCAAAAGGCCAGCGGCGGTCAGTTCGGCTTTTCTGTCGCGGGCGGTCGCATCCAAGGGCACGTCGATGGCGTGCTGAACGGTGGCCCCGCAGAGCTAGGAATGAGCTATCCGGCCCTGTGGGAGTGCAAGACCATGAACGACAAGTCCTGGCGGGACACGGTCAAGCACGGCGTCAGCAAATCCAAACCGGTCTATGCCGCACAAATGGCCATCTATCAGGCCTACATGGAGACCAGCATTCCGGGCATCTCTGCGAACCCGGCGTTGTTCACTGCCATCAACAAGGACTCCGAGGAGATCTGGTTCGAGCTGGTGCCGTTCGACGGCGGCCTAGCGCAGCGTATGTCCGATCGCGCGGTTCGGGTCATCACGGCAACGGACATCCAGGAACTGCTGCCGCGCCATGCAACCACGCCAACGCATGTCGAGTGCAAGTTCTGCCCCTGGCAGGACCGCTGTTGGAGTTCGACATGATGGCCGACAACATCATCTGGCTCGACTTCAATGACGCGCCCGAGCAGCGCGACGAACTGACCTCCGACACCGATGCCTTGCGCGCTGGCTTGCTGGATCGACTTGAGGCCGTCCTCCACTACCTGTTTCCGCAGGGGCGCATTCGGGGTGGCAAGTTCTGCGTCGGTGATGTCGATGGCAACCCGGGAAAGAGTCTGGTGGTTGAGCTGGACGGACCACGGCGAGGCCTGTGGAAAGACTTCTCCACCGACGAGGGCGGCGACATCATTGATCTGTGGGCGCGCTCGCAGGGCCGCTCCGCCCGCAGCGACTTCCCACGCATCGCTGGAGAGGTCCGGCAATGGCTCGGCATTGCTGTCCCGGTCGGCACGCCGATGCGCCGTGATGTTCGCAGCATGCCGATGGACGACCTCGGCGCCTACACCGGCAAATGGGATTACCTGACTCCCGATGGCGAGCTGATCGCCTGCGTCTACCGGTATGACCCGCCGACAGGCAAAGAGTACCGCCCCTGGGATGTGCGTGCCCGCATGTGGCGCGCACCCGATCCCAGGCCGCTCTACAACCAACCGGCCATCGCGAAAGCGCGAGAGGTCGTCCTGGTCGAAGGCGAGAAATGTGCGGCTGCATTGGTTGCTTGCGGCATTGCGGCCACCACGGCGATGAACGGCGCCAAGGCACCAGTCGACAAGACCGACTGGCGTCCACTAGCCGGGAAATCCGTGGTCATCTGGCCGGACCGGGATGCCCCCGGCTGGGACTACGCCGAGAGCGCAGCGCGCGCTTGCGTGATGGCGGGCAGCGCATCCGTGGCCATTTTGGTGCCGCCGACCGACAAGCCGGCCAAGTGGGATGCAGCAGACGCTGTCGACGAGGGCTTCGACTGCGCGGCATTCATCGCCCAGGGTGACCGACGGATCGTAAAGGCAGCGGCTCCCTCTCTGCCCACCTTCACGCTCGGCGAACTGCTCGATGACAACTCGCCGCTGCCGCCCGATCTGATCGCTCCGCGCGTGCTGACACCGGCTGGCATGTTGGTGTTCGGTGGCGCACCGAAAGTCGGCAAGAGCGACTTCCTGCTGTCTTGGCTGGCGCACATGGCTGCAGGCGCTGTATTCCTCGGCATGCAGCCACCCCGTCCGCTGCGCGTGTTCTACCTGCAGGCCGAGGTCCAGTACCACTACCTTCGCGAGCGCGTGAAGGATGTGCGCCTGCCATCACACCGGCTTTTGGATGCCCGCGCCAACTTCGTCGCCACACCGCAGTTGCGGCTGGTGCTCGATGACGCAGGGCTGGCGCAGGTGATCCCGGCAATCGCGCAGGCTTTCGGCGGCGAGCCTCCCGACATCATCGCCATCGATCCGATCCGCAACGTTTTCGACGGCGGTGACGCCGGTGGCGAGAACGACAACGGCGCGATGCTGTTCTTCCTGTCCCAGCGGGTGGAGCGCATTCGCCAGGCAGTGAATCCGGACGCCGGCGTCATCCTCGCCCACCACACCAAGAAGCTCGGCAAGAAGCAGTTCGAGGAGGACCCGTTCCAGGCACTGGCCGGCGCGGGAAGTCTGCGCGGCTACTACTCGACCGGGATGTTGTTGTTCAGGCCCGACGAGACCAGAACGACCCGCCAGCTGATCTTTGAGCTGCGCAACGGCGCGGGTATCCCGCAACGGCATGTCGACAAGATCAACGGCGAGTGGCGCGAGGTCGATGCCAACGAGCGGCTGGTGATGAAGGACTACGGCGAGCGCTTGGATGCCGAGCGCCGCCGCAAGCGCGACGCGATCCTCCAGATCTTGTTCGAGGAGGCTGGCAACGGGCGCTGCTACACCGCCAACCAGTTCGCGGAGTCCTTCGAGGGCAAGGCCGGTCTCGGCGGCGAGCGCACCATCCGCGAACGCGTCTCCGCGCTCTCGACGCAGGGCTACATCAAGTATTTCCGCAACGCGGCTGACTACGGTCTGCCCTCCAGCGGCCGCACCAAGTTCGGCTATCTCTGCGTCGAAGGCATGGTGCTGCGCATGCCTGCGGGCGATGTCGACACGGCCACCGGCGAGTTGCCGATGCGCGAGCACACGGTGCTCCCGACCCACTACAAGTGCCCACATTCCGGCGCCTCGATGCCCGTCGAGAACCCCGACGTGTGGGTCTACCACGACGAACTGAACGACCCGGAGGACTCATGAATATTGCCCAATCGGCAGTTGGCAGCGCCGTTGCCAACTACACCCATTTCCTTGCCAACTTCCCGCAGTTGGCAAACCACTGCCAACTGGAAGTCCAGGTAAATCAGGGTATTGCGGGAAATGACCCACAGTTGGCAGTTGGCAACGCTGCCAACTTGCCAACTGGCGCAAACCCGCGTGGTTGCTGGACTTTCTCCCATTCTCCAGTTGGCGAAAACTCCCCCTCCTACTACGTAGGAGAGGGACCAGAGGGTCCCTCCACCTTACGTAGGGGGCTTGCCGGCCACCCCGGATCAGGTCATCGGCGGCCATCCATGCCCTCGATCCTCGCACTGGATCTCGGCACCCAGACAGGCTGGGCGCTGCGCGACCGCGATGGCGCAGTGACCAGCGGATCGGAATCCTTCAAGCCGCAACGCTTCGAGGGTGGCGGCATGCGCTACCTGCGATTCAAACGCTGGCTCACAGAGATCAAGCAGTCCTGCGACGGCATCGACGCCGTGTACTTCGAGGAGGTGCGCCGCCACGCCGGGGTCGATGCGGCACACGCCTACGGCGGCTTCATGGCCCACCTCACCGCATGGTGCGAGCACCACCAGATCCCGTACCAAGGCGTTCCGGTGGGCACGATCAAGAAGCACGCCACCGGCAAGGGCAACGCGAATAAGGATCAGATGATCAGCGCCGCCCGGTTGCGTGGCCACGCACCGGCTGACGACAACGAAGCCGATGCCATTGCACTCCTGCTCTGGGCCATCGAGACACAGGAGGTGTGAGATGAAGGTTCCGACTCCCGCCTACCGCTGTGCCCTGGCTCGACTGCAGCCCGATCCGCGCCCCGATCCGGAGCAGATCAAGCGTGAGGGCTGGCGCGACCAGCAGATCCTAGTGATCTCCCCCGACGACGCGCGGCTCGACTGGGTCGAACGCGAACTGCTGCGCCGGATCGGCGATCGGCTGTACGGGGCGAAGGAGCATCGACATGGCTGAGTGGACGATCGAGACCGTGGCCGACCGGTTCATCGAGGCCGCACGAACCGCCCACCGCCTACCTCCGGTTCGCGTGCAGGGCTACTTCAACTGCTGGCCGGCGATCAAACGCATGCCATGGGAAAACCTCGGCGCAGAGCCGCCGGTCTACCGCTTTCCTCCCGACCCTGCGGCCATCGACCGGATGCTGGAGACCATGCGGTGGGTCCAGTGGCTTGAGGAGGAACAGCGACACCTGGTCTGGATGCGGGCGCAGCGGTACCCGTGGAAAGATATCTGTTGCCGTTTTGCCTGTGACCGGACCACTGCCTGGCGTCGTTGGCAGGCGGCACTGGCGATCGTCGTTGAGCAGCTGCAAGCGGCGAAGAGACATGGAGCGACAGCCAATTCGCACTGACGTTGCGTGTAGTTGCGAGCTGTTGCAAAGCCACTCGGAATCCTGCGGAACGCTGCGGGTTTCGACGACTTTTTGGCGTGCAACATCTGAAGGGATTTTCGCTAGTATTACAGCTAATCTCGCGAGCGAAGTACGTCTGAGGGCCACAGCACAGTCTGTGGCCTTCGTCGTTTCCAGCCCGCGATGGCCACG